TCGTTTTCGTAAGTGGTCCCAGTAACGGTTACGCTACTGGGGGAGGTGAATTTTACACTCATATCAATAAATGAACTCTGTTACTGTTTGAGCTACGGCATTGGTCCAAATCGGACCCACATAGTTATCAAAGGTGACACTGCTCCCCTGTGGCACCTCCAGGTGCGAGTCTGTTTCAATCGGCGCACTAGCCGGTGCCACAAGACTCACATACAAAGCGGAGGTGCTTCGGTTCTGGATCGTAATGCTTCTTCGGGCATTGTTCCGCACAATTGTTTGAGCAGAGGCAGTCTTCACTGTTGATGCACTGCCTAGTTCTGTTCCTGCTAATATTACTGCTGCCATTTTAGTTTGTCCTTGTTAATACGTTAAATTGTTCCGTTTGTCTTTGCTGTCGGTTCAGTTTGTCCAATTCATGTTCAAGCGCACGGTCTGCCCGGTTTTCTTCCAGAAACGCCAGGTCAACCTTCTCGTCGAGTTGCAGCATGTCCGCTGCTGCACCGGATGCGATGTAATCCTTGAAGATGTAAGGGATCTCCACCAGGGTCCAATCCGCATGTGCCCCGGGGGTTTGCACTGTTGCTGCCGTGGCACACTCGTAGAGATCATAGTCCGCACCGCTTGCCGGGTACTTGACCACATCTGCTACCGCATAATCTGCCTTGGTTGAATCGTGTGCAGTATATGTAGCGTCTGGCACTCTCTTACGGTGCTGCACCCAAACCCTGTCCTGCCCCTTCGGGACCTGGATCCCCTGATTTGTCAGGAAGAAGTTTATTCCATCGGAGGTTGTGTCTAACCTCGGACTCGCATTAAACACACCGGTCACATTCCCAATCTTATTGGTTTCCCAGGGTTGCTCGTAATCGATGTAACGGTCAAACCTGGGCACCTCGCCCCAATGGGCGGCGTTAGGTTCAAAATAAGTTGTGGTAACTGGCACACTGCCATACTCGATTGCCGGCTTATAACCCGGTCCACTGGGGGCAGTGTGTACCTGGTAATATTTATCGGTAAGATAATAGTACACCTGGGCACCTACCACATAGGTTGTGGTGTCAGAGTAATCGTCAAAACTGTATGAGCTTTTAAGTTCAGCCCAATCATCGTTAATGGTTTCGGCTGAATCGCTGGGGTCATTTGTTGTGCTCTTTAGTGAGATGACATATCGCTTTGCGTTGCCATCGTATAATTGTGTGGCAACGGCAGTGGTTGCATACCAAAGCGGAGAGTACTGCTGCCGGTAGGCGCGTTTCTCCGTCAGAACCAGGTCTGGCCAATCTATGTATTCCCAGATCCGTTTTAAGCGGGAGTCGATGAAGTTCTCAAGAAAAGCGGCATCATCAGTGCTTAACTGATCATATGCTCTCTGGGAGCGTTCCGCAGATCTCTTGAGAAGTTCGCTATATTTGATCTTCCGCATCTAAGCATGTTTCCAACTGGCAGACTCCGGGTTGTCCTTGGTGAACCTTTCTATGTTCTTGGGATCCTCCCAGAAGTGTTGGTCCTCCTGCTGCCATCTAAAAAAAGTCCTGGCATCCACCACTGCTGCCAGGTCAAATTCACCACCGGCTTTTCTCTGGTGGTTGCGGTACTTTCGGGCAATCTTAGTTTGCCGGTCCTTGTACCCGCTCTTTTCCCTATCTATATAGTCGTTTAAAAACCACCCCCCGGTGCGGAACTCCCGTTCGTAGAGTTCCCTCTCTTTGCGAGAATTACCGCACCGAGGAATGATGATGTTGCTCATAAGAGCGTACCAGTTAACAACCAGACAACTGCCAGAAAGCAGTTAGTCCGAATCAACAAGTTTCCCGAATCCACGGGGGTTCTTCATGCACAAGGCATAGATTGCCTTCGTGTACCCACGACGACCACCACCTTGGTCCTCCAATTCTACCGAATGTATCGGATCCATGAACTGCAACTCAAGGAGTCCCATGTCCAGGAGCAACCCGGCATCATCGTCAGCGGCATACGGAGATGCGGTGACGTTGAGGAAGGTTGATGGAACGATGTTCACCGTGCCAAACGAGGTGTTGAACACCTTGACCTCCATGTTAATGGTCTTGCTGGATGCATTCTCATTAACATTGTAACGAACTTTCGTTGTGTCCGCATTGGTGCGTGTGAACTGATCGACGATATCGACGATGTTCGGTGAAAGAACACCCATATAGGTCTTCTTCTCGGAGCGCACTTCAAACATGGACTGCAACACCCCCGCCAAGATGGACTCCGTAAGGGCTGTCCCGTCATTGATGGACGCCGCCGGGGTGCGATACTTCGAGTGCACATCAGAGGGACCGGCAGAGTCGATCCAATTAAACAAACCCCGGGTAGTGTAAGACGCAGAACTCGCAGACTTGTTCTGTCCACCGCAGATAACCGCTTCAATGTCGCGCTTGATTTCGCGAACAGATTTCGCTTTACCAAACGCAAACTCCCCGGCTCCCTGGGTGCCGGCAGTGTCGGTTAACGTCTGCACATCAGTCACACCATAGGTGCGGGAGCTAATGTGTATATTGTTCGTCAGGCGACCGCGAGCAGCAGACTTGTCATCGAAGTCCGTTACATTGGGAGTAACAGTTGAACCCCAACGACCGTAGTCCTCACCCTCGTCCACGGACGCAACAGCGGGATCACTCAATTCGTCAACGAGAACCTCGACTAAAGTCGCTTTTGGTCCCGGACCCTTCTTAATAGCGGAAGTCACCGGAGTCGCTTCCGGTTCCAGGATGGTTAATACATCCCGTAAGTCTTCCCTATTTCCTAAACTCGCACCCAGGTTCTGGGTTGCGGGGCTTTCAGCAGCCACGGTATATGAATCGGCTAGTGCCATAATGTTATATTCTTTCTAATTATTTAACAGCGAACATATTGGCCAATGCCTCAGTAGAACCTGACTCTGCGAATGAACTCCGAGCGTCCTCGTACCGGGCAGCATTTGTGTCTGCTATCGGTGCGGGTGCTTTCGCGGGACGAGTGGCAACTTTGGTTGGTGCTTTTGCCTTGGCTTTTGGTTTCGACTTTTTGGCCGAATCCGTCTGCCTTTGATATTCATTAACTCCCATCAAGTAGAAGGCGACAGTCGCCTTCCAGTTTGGCAGTTGCCGAATCATCGGCGCATCACGAAGGACCGACATGGCGGCTTGGTACTCAGAACTTGATTTGTTCTTCCACCACGGGAACGCTTTCTCTGCCATACTCGACTGCTCCTGTTCTCCCTTAATAAACTCCTCCCTCGCGGGAAGATGTTCTTCTAGATCTTCTTGAGCTTTGAGTTCCAGATCAGCGATTTGAGAAGAATCGTAATCCCTCTCAATCCCATTAACCGTCACTACCGTTCCGTCCCGATGCCTTCTGCACCATGCCCGAAGTTCCCTCGCTTTGGTCTTTGCCCCCTTTAAGTCCTTCAGCGTCCTGATCCCCGCATGAGGGTTGTCTGAAACAACTTGGCCCTTTTCACCATGATCCCGAATCTCGTCCAGTTCAGTGCGAGCATCATCTAATTTCTCCTCGGCTTCCCTGGCGCGTTCCTCGGCATCCTTGGCCCTGGCTGTCAAACGCCCAATGCGCTTATCAATCTTCTTCTGGACTCCAGCAGAAACCTCCTGCGATTCGTCCTCCGAAACGTCTTCAGAGTCCTCTTCAGATTCCTCCTCCAAGTCCTCCTCTGACACATCCTGCTCGGTTACCTCTTCCTCAGATTCAGCAACTTCAGCATCTTTAACCTCGACTTCTGCCTGTTCACTTTCAGCGTCAGTCTCGGTGACAACCTCAGTCTTCCCCATAAGGGTTTGGGCAAGGTCGTCCAACCCAATTGCCGCAGATTCATTCACCGCTTCCGGTTGGGTGTCCGCTTCACCCGGTCCTTTATTTTTCGCCATGCTGTTAACCTCGCAAGAGAGGGTATTTGTCCGATTGTTTTTTATACGGGGACAAAAGAAAACCCGATCACCTGAGTAACCGGGTTCGCGTGAGGTGGCAAAGGGCACTATTCAGAACTAGTGCCAATATGTGCTATCTTTTCATAACTAAGTATCTTTAGACCGGAACTCTTCTATAACTTGTTCCATTCTTTTCCTTAATTGATCCAGGGCATCGATGCCGCCGGCGTCGTGCGCCAGCAGTCCATGATGCTCTGACGCTGCGGGGTCGCTCATATGCATGATGAGTTCTTCCCGCACGCTATTGATGAGTTCGTGAACCGCCGAAAACCGGGGGTCCAGGAGAAGCATCGCGAGGTCGTCCGTCATGCGCCGAGTCTCCCGATTTGGGCATTCTCCCTCTGGTCAAGTTGGTGTTGATGTTGCTGTCGGCGCTTGTCCAGGTCGTCCTTGAACTTGGGATCCTCCATGTAACGCTTCGCAGCGGCAGGATTGTTCTCCATGATCCTGTCAAGAACCTCCAACCGAAGTTGATGCGCTTGCCCGGGCTTGATGTCGTCCTCCACACCGGAAAATATCTTGGCAAAGGAAGTCTTCTCGTCATCAATCTGCTGCTGTTCAGCGTTCTCGGCAGGTCGCATAAGTCTCTCGCCCAGAATCGGATCCAGATAGCTAAAGACCACACTCATCAACTCGGTGCGGTCCACCACTCCGTTGATATCGAACTCACTCACAATAACCTTGAGCAGGTCTAGCTTGCCCTTGAGAAGGTCCATTTCGGTGTTTGCAACCTGGAAGTTGAGAATGATATCATACTGACCCTGAATGTCGTCCTTGGACATCGCAAGTGCCTTGGCTTTATCGCTGCCAACCACCCGCACCATGAACTCTTCGGGTGCGTATTGCTGATACAATGCCAGAACCTGTTCAAAGACCATCTTCCAGCAATTGAGCCAACGGGACACCATGTTCTGTTGCCGCATGAGCGCATGCCCTTTGTTCTCCGGGGAGACGGGTCTGCCGAAATACCGGTCGGCAGTTTCCCGAATGGAATCCTCAATTTCCTTGCTGCCAAAGTCCCAGTTGGGTTGGTCGGCAAACTGATAATCATCAGATCGCACCCGGGGGATGAACACGCCCGGTCCCCACTTTGTGGGAGGTCTTCCCGGGGGATGGAATATCGGCGGGATCGTAGCCAGAAAGCTTCGGTCAACCCGCCCGTCCCATTCCTGCTTGATCTGCCGCTGCCAGGTGTAGGCAATTTCCCCGTAACCCCGGCTATCGTCCATGCGCCGGCTCAGGAACTCTCTGCGGAACAGAACAAACGGATACATGCCCCCGTTGGCGTAATCCAGCAGTTCATAGGTTGCACAAATATCATTGCCGTGGGTGTCTGACTGAGCGTGAGGGCTAAAAACAGTATACCAAATCCCGGGCACCCCGTACTCGTCGCTCTTGCGTTCGTAACAGTGGATAACCTCGTAGATCTCGGCAACGTCCAGGTACTGCCGACTTGACTTAACCCCCGAACGGGGAGTCGCGCTGCCCCGGGTGACGGTCATTGTCATCCCCTTGGATTTCTCGATGATAGTATCTACCCAGTTCTTGTCCCAATCCCGCGAGTTAACCGCATCCCTAAGTTGTTCAGCGGTCATAAATTCCCGGTAAAAACACATCCTGGCCCGTTGCAATTCGGTTGTGTCCAAGGGGACAAAGAAATCCTCTCCAACCCGAAGACTGACCAAGGTGGGTCTGTCCATAGTTGTCAGCGGCGCAGGGTACTGGGCGGATCCGAATTCTCTCAGATCGTTCACGATCTTACGCAACACCTTCTGGGAAGCATCGGGGAGAAGTTTCCTTCCCATCTCAATGGCTTCCTCCTCCCGGGCAGGATCCATGATGACCTGGTTGGCTTCCGCAAACTCCGGTCTTTCCTGGGCAAGGGCACTGATTTGCTCCAGATCAATCTCCTCATATGTTAAAGTTTGTTCCCTCTCCCAGAAGACACCCATGACAGAAAGTCCGTTCTCCAGGACGGCATTCGCGCACAACTCTGCTTCAGCGTAAAACTCGTCTATTGCATTGTTGCTTGCATAGCGGAGCAGGTTGGTTGTCAAGCTTGCTTGCTCGGCATCATTGCTCTCCAGGGGTGCCGCAGTAAGCTGCATGTTGCGAAGAGAGGTCATCAAAAGATCTACGTCTTCGTTTATATAAGTGTCCACCAGGGGCACCTTGCTGTCACTGCACCCGTCAAATGGAACGGGACTGTGACCCACGTTGTCCCGCCACTTCCTGCCATCCTGGGACTGACCTGCCCAGCGATTGTATCGCGCATCGGAGTTTAACTCACTGCGATTCATGTAGTCGTTTGTGCGAATCGCGGCTTGGTTAAGTTCCTTTGCCAGTTCGTTAATATTTACTTTCTTTGCCATTATGTCACCTTCACCTTAGCCCCCGCAGAACCAAGCTTGAGAAGTTTTCTGATGGATTCCCTGGTGTATCTTCGTTGCCGCTTGTTTACCTCGGCAACCTCCAAGACCCTCAGTTCCTCTAGCTCGCGCAACCGGTAATAAGGCAAGCCAGTAATTTGCCTCGCCTCACCGGCGGTCAGAGTCAGGGGCAAGTCGTTAAACTCCACGCTGATCCCCTCCGGTTGCCGTCATTAAAACATCGTTCATCGGCATGGGGCCGCGCTTGAACAGGTAGCGGTCGCAATCCACAACATCCTTCATTGCCCCCCTCAACCCGTCTCTGCCGGTATATTCCATGAAGGCGTAAATAGTTTGCTGACATGCCTCGCTGATATAATAGCGGGGACAGTTCATTGCATTCACTTCCTGCTCACCGTTAAAATCCAGATAATCGTTGATCAACTGAATCCCCTCCTCGATGTTGGTACCAGGTGCCGGGATAAAGATCATTGACGGACCTACCGCACGACCTTCCTTGTCCCGTTGTTCCTCCTCCATGAGGGTAATGATATTGGTACCCTCCTCGATGCTTGGAACATTCGCACCCCCAAACCTGGGGTCAATCAGTCTCTCATAAATTTTCTCGGATTTGGACCCTAACCAAGTCCCAATCTCGTCATCGTACACCCAACCTTCGGCTTCAAGAATAAGTTTTTTGTACGCCAGGATACTTTTCCCCATACCACTGGTCTGGGCAGGGCCAGGCATCCCGTCTGGCTTGTTCCCCGGGAGCGCCCATTCCCCGTATGTCTTGAAATCGGGCCATTCCCGGTAGAGAAAGACCCTTCCTATGTCATCGATTAGGTGCCATTTAAGGAACCAGTTCTTATTGCCGGCAGGGTCGCAGGTCATAAAACGGGTTCCTTCCCTGGGAATCTTGTCCGGTTTAACCACATGCACCTTGTCATCGAACCGGTTGAACACCCCGCCATCCATCTTGTCTGCCCAGCCGTATGCCCGGATCTTGATGTCGGTAGTGGGTTTGTTTTCGAGCATCTTGACGACCTGCTCAAAACCCCCAAACGGGTTCATGCTGCCGTGGAAAGAGATTACCCGGGCATTCTTACGAAACGGTTGCATGATGTAGGGCATCTCCCCCGGGGGGCATCCCTGGACATGGATGGCATCCTGCTCAAGCAATGGGGCAGGGAGACTCTTGACTGTTCTCGCCCCGGAAATGAACTCCTTGACCACCGGGGAATATCCCCGCACCGGGGTGAAGGTGATTAGGATCTTCCCGAAACGTGTGGTCACACGAAAGCGCAAGGTCTGGAGGAACTCCAGGGGGATTAATTCATCCGCCCAGATGAGGTCGCACTCGCCGCCCTCCAGTACCGAAATATTTTGGGTGTAATTAAGGAAGCGGCACCTGCTGCCGTCAGGGGTTACAAAAACCTGGTCTGAGAATCCGTTCTTGTCCGTCCAGGATATGTTGGTCGTGGTTCCCTTCTTTCCCACATCCCTCCAGGACGGGGGCAGGTACTTGCGGATAAAGGGTTGCTGTATCTCGACAGAAGAGGGAAGCGAAGAGTGAAGGCACCAGACCACCGACTTGGGCTTGCTAACCAATGTTTCGACAACCAGCTTCGCCGCGAACTCTGTTTTACCGGCACGATTGCCACCAAGGATTAGGAGTTCATCGCACTCGCTGAACAGTTCCCGGGCATCTTTCCAGGGGTCCAGTTCAAACCCGGCATTGAGGGGGTCAATCAGACTGTGAGCAATCGACTTCTCCCGTTTCTTGATTAGCTCAACAACGTGATCCTCGCCGTGTTTACCGACAAGGATCTTAATGACCTCATCCTCAAGAACCGGGTAGTAGGGGTGAGGTGTCTGCTTGAAAAATTTTTTCTCTCCCTCTCCGTCTTGAGGGTCTATGCGTAAATCTTTGTTGGTTCCCAAAATATGCAATCGTCCGCATGCTTCAGGTAAAGCGTCTTTTGCTTCACCCTCTCTCCTCTCTTGGTGAAGTTCAGTTCAAACACCCCGTACTGTTCCCGCAACACCGCAATTGCGCGGGAGAAGTTTACCAGATCGCTTGACCCTGTCGCCAGGTAGCTTAGGTCGCGATTGGACCAGTTCGATCTGGAGTTGTTGTCGCTCGGCGGTTTGCCGGTATGGTGCATCGCGATGAAGGTGGTCCCGTAATGTTTCGCCAACCCCCCTATGCCGTGCCGCACAAACTCGCTGACGGATTGTTGGGAGTTAACGTCCCTGCCGATGTAGTGGAGCAGGGGATCGATGATGAACAGATCCGGTTCGTACACATCCAGAACCCCGTCTGCCATGTCTATAAACTTCTGTCCGACATTAACGGCATCGGTGATAAACCGACAGTTCCGGTTAACCACCTTTATCTCGTCTTCATTCAACCCCAACCTTTGGACAATCCCCCGCACCTCCTCGGATAGGTCGCCCATGTCGTTTTCAGCTTGCACCAGGACGATCTTCAGGGGTCTTGCCGGGGCAACCCCAAACGCCTCCCTGCCCAACCCCCAGAGAATGCTCGCTTGCATGATGAGACTGCTTTTGCCCAACCCGCTCGCGCCGACAATCATGCCGAAATGACCCCGGCACAACCAACGGTCTCCCAACACGGTATTCGGGTCCGCATCAGAGTTGAAATCCAGCAGTTGGTTGAACGAGAGCGTTTGCCCGATTGACTTGCACTTGACTGTCTCCTGGTAGGATTCCCATGAATCCGCACCGTGGTGGAGTTTCAGCAACCTCTGCCGTCTGCCGTCCCGAAGGGCACCGGGTAACCGACTGAGTCTGCCCGGGTTCTTGTTCCCGGAATCCAGCCCGGGGAACTCCTCGTAAACCTTGGCAACTCTTTCGTCATATTGCTCGCGGTCCCTCGCGTCCACCCGCACCCAGGCGTGAACACTCTTGGCCCCAGAATAGATGATTGCAGTGATTGGCAGGTTGGTTGAGATAATCTTCTTGTACTGGTCCGCAACATCCCCCTCGTCAAACTCAACAAGGCAATGTCTGAAAGCGGTCACATGCTCGTCCTTAATTCCCTTGGAGAGAGGGTTGATACAAATCCAGGCACCCATCTCGGCGGCGGCGACCTTCTCGGTGAACCCGTTAAGATTGTCGCCCTGCACCAGTTCTCCGCGACTGATGGTTGGGCCGAAAACAATCCTGACTTTTTCTCCGGGTTCAAATGCCGCACCCAGTAGCTTGGGCACCGGGTTTTCAATTCCTCTTGGTAAATCCATTTTCTTAAACTTGACCCGGACCCCGTTTTTCTTGGCCCCAGGTTCCCGGGCTGCTCGCGTAAAGGCGGATTGGATCGTCTTCGCGAACTCGTTGGGGGTTAATCCGTCCTGTGTCGCTCGCCCCTCAAGGAGATCAACGGACTCTGGAAGCGAAAAGCCGCTGTCTCTTAATTGACATGCGACCCTAAAAAGCGTGTGGTTTCTTTCCCCCTGTGCTGCTCCTGCTCCTAAATAATCACTTACCACCACCGGAAGACTTCCATTCTTCTCCCTCATCATCGTCATCGTCTTCATATTCCTCTTCGTCGTACTCGTCTTCGTATTCCTCTTCGTCATCATCCACCAACTCCCAACCCTCAAGAACGGTTGTGGCAACCCGATTCATGTAGGAGTCAAGGACTGTCCTTGTTGCGAAGCAGAACAGCACGCCGGCCATAGAGGCAAAAGTCATGTCGAACTCGCTCTGATATCGCTCGACTAATGCCTCCAGGTCATTTGCAAATGCGGTCTGCTGCTGTTTTTCCTCCAAATCAACAAAGGGGGGCGAAAAGCCCCCCCTAAGCCGGGATCTATTTAAACTCCTCGTCCTCTCCCGATGAAGGTTTTTCGTTCAAAAATCGACTAATCCGATTGTTTCTGGTGCCATTATACTCCTCTATGGAGATGTTAGCCCAGACCTTGGTGCCCTTCATGTTGTTGCACAACTCCTCGTTGACATCCACCTCTGTCCCCTCTTTCGAGATCCCCAGCGCCCTTAGTAAGCTTTTCACTTTCCATTCGGTTTTAGGGGTAAACATAAGGTGGCACCAGACATAGTTACCCGTGTCCGGTTCGCTCAGTGTCAGAGTCAACTTGTCGTCACCTTTTTGTGTAACTCCAAACTCATGGTCTATGATTTCAACCTCATAATCACCCGGCGGCAACAGTTCGCGCTTTGGGCGGTCGTTCGCTTCCTTTGTTAATGTAACTTTTGGCATATTTATTTCCTTCTAATGTATCTTGTTTCTGGTTTACGCTTTATGAGACACTCCAACCTGTTCGCAACCTCCTGGGATGCCTCTTTACCCGTGAGGTTGAATTTGTTCTTATACTCTTTCGTGAGCTTAGGAATGCTCACTGCACATGCTCGCAGGAATTCGTCCTGACCAAGGTCCATCCTGGCGAATGCGGCTGGGATGTCTTCAACGGAAGGATCCCCGGCGCGGGTGACAACCCGGACCCCGGGAACATCCTCGCCGCCCTCCACCACTGACTTGGTTACAATTTTCTTCACCCCGGCAATCCAATCCTCCAGGATCTTACACAAGCGGTATGCTTTCCCCTTGTCTTCCGAGGTTTTCAGTTGAGTGAAATCGTAGGTCGTTAATTCGGCTTCTGGGCTTATCTTCTCTAGTGCGTTCATTGCTATTTTAGAAAGTTCAGGACAAACCCCGCTATGCTTGCACCATGTGCAATACTCGTTCGGACTAAGCGTTCCTTTCTTTTTATTGTCGGTAATCTTGTTAATGATCTCCCATGCTTCCTCGTATGAAAGTATATAAACCTTCCCCCATCGATGCTCGGTATAGATCTCATGCACCCGGATTTCCTTCCTGCCGGTTTGCTGCATTCTGCCGGCGGCATAATATGCCATCTGCGCCTTGTACTCCCGCACCTGGCCGGTCTTGAAATCCCCCAACTGTTCCCCATCAAAGAGATCGTTTGTGCCGAAGCTCAGTTCCTCTCCCGCATCGTCATAGATGTGCACCATCTCCTCGCACACAAGGGTTTTCATGTTGAAGTTATCCTTCACATATTCGTGCGCCCAAAGGACACCGGGCAATTCATCTGCCGGCACCGGGGAAGATATCTCCTGCCCTGAGCACAACTGCTCCAGGTGCTCATGGGCGCGGTTGCCTTTGAGCGTGGCAGAGGTGTCTCCCCCGGCATTAGCGTACCCCCCGCACTTCAGATGTGCAGGTCCGCTAGAAGGGGATCTAGTTGGATGATGCTGCATGCTTCTCGGCTTTTTGTTTGAAGGAGTCCTTCTTATCGACAATCTGTTTTGCCCGGTTGTCAGTGATGTCCCTCCACGATTGCCCGTTCTTGATCCACTTGAGTTTGATCATGTACAGAACAGCGGTGTCCTCCCAACCCTTGATCACATGCGCCAGGGTTGACTTGACGGGAATAGCGGCAGGATCTGCGGTTGGCGTTGCGTCCCCTTCGCCCGGGGGCAGGTCTTCCCCTGCATAGATGTAGTGACCCAGCCCGAAGAGCGCCAAGCATTTCACCAAACATCGCATCGTGGCATCGCTAATCTGACGCGAGTTAGGGTTCTTAATGGGCTGGTTGCGGTGATCCATAACCGGCAACCACATCCTTCGCCACACCCCGTGGATATGCACCTTGACCCAAACTGTCGCCGTTCCGTCCGGGTGCACCTCGTAAGGGTACCTGTGCTCGGGGAGCTTTGTGACGGTTAACCCGTTCTCGGTGACAACCTCAGCGGGTTGGGTTGGCAGTGTGAAATACACCACCTCAAACATGGCTTCCGGGAAGTGTTCCATAAGGATGCCCCATGCCCATGCCCATGATAGATATGTCAGGTCCATCTTCTTCTGTGTGAAGTCAGAACAATCTATCTGACTTAGCGTGTTCCAAACCTCGCGGAATGGGTCTAGTTTGTTTGTTTTTTTATCCATGTTTCTAGTGTATCTGGTTTTCTTAACTGGTCTACTCTTACTGCTTTTACGGGATTGTATCCCCCATACTGCTGGGTGAAACATCTCCTGTTAAATTCTTCTTTCTCAATCCACCCCATAATGTTGACCACATAGAAGTCCGTCCCGGGTGCAGTCATCACCGCTATGTCTGCCCTCATTGGTTTGTTAAAATAAAGCTCCCCGGTGGTGGACCACTTCACATCTATCGATGTACTGCCACATTCCAGATCCACACCACCGTCCCCCTTGTTGTAACCTTCAGCTTGAAGGTCCAGATTCAGCATCTTGCTTACGGCAACCTCTCCGAGTGCGCCCTCGTAGTTCACCAGCACATCGTCCTTCTTGGACACCCGGGCGTTACTGGTCCTGGTGCCAAACTTCATCATCTGGCGAGTGATCGCCAAAAACTTTGCACAAAGTATTTCTGGGGGAGATAAGATCATCCTGGTCATCTGTCGTACTTGTCCCAGGGGATGAATTTATAATACCTGCGACAAACCCACCTTTGAAACTTCTTCAGGTTTTTGTTTCTGTCGTCATAGACCATAGGGTAGGGCATCGCCCCGGCGTCGTTGATTTTGTTGAACCGATACAAAATGCTTTCCATTGTCTCACCCGGCCAATATCCAATGAGCATATAGACCATAATGTGACCCGGTCTAATGCCGGCACCCTGGAGAAGGTTGAGTCCCTTAAAGAAATGCTTCTCGTCTTTCTCGTTGTCCCATGCCGTATACAGTCTCCTTTTCTTGAACCGAACATCGTAATAGCGCATCCTGGAAAGGTATTCCGCCCCCTCTTCGTGCAGGAGTCTTACATTGATTCCCTGGTTGAAATTAACCTTGAAATTGAAGTCGATTATTTCTTTAGCTTTTGCTTTCCAATCGGGTTGCCCAAAGAAGTCGTTGTCAAGCAAGACCAACTCCCTCGGGTAGGGGTCTCCCCTCCAGATTTCGTGCACCGTTTTGTTGTCGCGGTTTTTCCCCTCCTTTGCGGGAACCACGCAAAACTTACACTTTAGCCGGCAACCCCTCTGGGTAAACCCAATCGATTGCTTAAACTTGGGGTAAATATCGTAACTGACAGCAGAACCCTCTAATGGAATCCTCCCCACAACATCTTCAAGGGTTGTAGACTCCCCGCTCCCGGTCCCCCCCACAATTGCCCCGGGAAATTCCGACCTAAACCCCTCCACCCGAGGTTTTGAGCTTGTGAAAACGGCGGATCCGTAAACCCTGTCAAACTCGGGTTCAAACAAATCCCGGTAAGGAGATCGTGCGAACGTAATGTCGTGCCCCATTGCCCGATGGTAACCCGCCAACCGCATCAGTGCTAAGTTGGGCAAGCTTCCGTCTAATTGCGTTATCCTCACGTTCATACTGCCAATTGGAGCAACTTCGCAAAACTCTCCTCGTCTAAATAAAACCTCCAGGGGTGGTTGTTTCTCTTGTGGGCAACCACCGCAATCTTGCCCCTCGCATCCCGCACTGCTTGATCGCACGCTTTCGGGATTGGGAGTCGCTCGACATTCTTAACCTCAAACATCATCACATCATCCAACTCCTCGCAGACCACATCCGCACCTCCTAGTCCGTTGTACTGGACGCCCCTCTTTGCCGACATCCAACCACGGAAACGCAACCACTTGGCGAAGTCCCGTTCCCCGCGCTTGCCCTTTTCTCTGGATAACTTGCCCACTAGAAATCAGTTGGATG